GAGGAAAAGACATGGGCGGCATGTGGCTCGCAACAAAGACAGTTGATGCAATCGACGCAACGCTGACCGCCGACGGCGGCAACACTTATCGCGGGTGGCTTGGGCGCGTGCTGCCCCACATGAGCGACGCATTCCGGGACGATGAAGACAGCTACCGCAGCCACCTCGGCGCGAGCGTCATCGGTGGCGAATGCCTGCGCGCGGTGTGGTACGGCTACCGCTGGGCGTACAAGCGCCTCGCACGTGGGCGCAAGGGCGAACACCCGGTGACGGCGAATGCGCGCATGTTGCGGTTGTGGAACCGGGGGCACATTGAAGAAGCGCGCTTCATCGCGCTGCTGCTGTCCATCGGTGTACAGGTGTACCAGCAGGACGAGAACGGGAAACAGTATCGGCTCAGTGACTTCGGCGGCCACTTCAGCGGGAGCGGCGATGGCTTCGTTGTGGGCATCCCCGACCTGCCGCCCGGCGTGCCGGCGCTGCTGGAATGCAAGACACACGGGTCGAAGTCGTTCGCGAAGCTGGTGGAGGACGGCGTGCGGTTCGCCAAGCCGCAGCACTACGTTCAGATGCAGATTTACATGGGGAAGTTCGGGTTGCAGTACGCGCTCTACTTCGCCGTGAACAAAGACGACGACACGTTGCACGCTGAAATCGTGATGTACGATGGGCCGACGGACGCCGAGTACCTGTCGCGTGCCCGCAAGCTGATATTCGAGGGCAGCGAAGCGCCAGCGCGCATCCGCGGCGCGAGCCCCGGCTTTCACGTGTGCAAGTATCTTTGCGACTTCACCGACGTGTGCTTCAGCACCGAGGCGGTGGATCGCAACTGCCGGACGTGTCAGTATGCGTTCCCCATGCCGGACGGGACGTGGCAGTGCGCGCGCTACACCTACACCCTGTCGAAGGAAGAGCAGATGGCCGGCTGCGCAGCCTACGAAGTCATGGATGCGATGAAACAATGCTGATCCCTCGCGACTACCAACAACACGCGCACGACGAGCTCTGGCGCTACTTCGAACGGGACACCGGGAACCCGTTGGTCTTGATGCCCACAGGAACGGGCAAGTCGCTGATCCCCGCCATGTTCATTCAGAGCATGCTGTTCAGCTACCCCGGCAGCCGGGCCATGCTGGTGACGCACGTGGAGCGGCTGATCGAGCAGAACTTCGAGAAGCTGCTGGCGGCGTGGCCTACCGCCCCGGCTGGCATCTACAGCGCCGGCCTTGACCGCCGTGACATCGGCATGCCCATTATTTTCGGCGGCGTTCAGTCCATGTACCTGCGCGCCGCGGACTTCGGTTGGGTTGACATCCTGTTTATCGATGAGGCGCACTTGGTGAGCGCGAAGGAGGCCGGCATGTACGGCATCCTCATCGCCGAGTTGCGCGCCATCAACCCGCGCCTTAAGATCATCGGGCTCACCGCTACAGGCTGGCGCAGCGACAACGGGCCACTCGTCGGCAGCGGCATCTTCACCGACATCGCAGTCGACATGACGACGCTGGAGGCGTGGAACTATTTCGTGGACGCCGGCTACCTTGCGCCGTTGGTCAGTAAACGAACGAACCTGCACCTGTCCGCGGACGGCGTGCAGATGCTGGGCAACGATTACAACCTCAAACAGCTTGAGGGCGCGGTCGACAAAGAACACCTCACGCGGCAGGCGGTAGAAGAGATGATATGGTGGGGCGACACGGAGAACCGGAACTGCTGGATGGTGTTCGGAGTAGGCGTCAACCACTGTGAGCACGTGGCCGACGTACTGAACGACATGGGCGTTCCCGCAGTCGCCATCCACTCCAAGAGCAAGAACCCCGGCAAGCTGATCCAAGACTTCTCTGCCGGGCGCTGGCGCGCAGCCGTCAGCATGAACAAACTCACCACGGGCGTCGACATTCCGCAGATCGACCTGATCGGCGTTATGCGCCACACCATGTCATCGAACCTATGGGTTCAGATGCTGGGGCGTGGCACGCGCCCGGTGTATGCGCCCGGCTGGGAGCTGGGCGACTACCGGGGCCGGCTGGCGGCAATGGCGGCCAGCGTAAAGCCGCACGGGTGCCGTGTGTGCGACTTCGCCCGCAACACGGAGAACCTCGGGCCTATCAACGACCCGGTGGTGCCCGAGCGGAAGAAGAACCGCAAGGGCAGCGGCAGCCGCGCAGCGCCGTTCAAGGTGTGCGGCAAGTGCGAGGAGTACAACCACCCCAGCGCGCGATTCTGCAAGGCGTGCGGCGACGAGTTCCCGATCAACGTCTACATGGACGGCGTTAGCAGCGACCTCGACGTTATGGTGCGCGCGCCGGTTGCAGTGACGCAGCCCGACCCGATTGTCGACCGCTTGCATGTGGTCAACGTCACCTACAACGCGCACCGCAAGAAGAACCGACCGGACAGCTTGCGCGTCAGCTACTTCTGCAAAGGCGACGGCAACCTGCCGCGCATGTACTCCGAATACATCTGCTTCGAGCACGTCGGCAAGGCGCGCGAGCGGGCAGAGAAATGGTGGCGTGACCGTTGCATCGACGCCGATGTGCCTGCTACGGTTGATCGCGCGCTGCAACTCACCGGCCAACTAAAAATCCCGCGCGCTGTTCGTGTATGGGTGAACCCGCCGAACAACCATCCAGAGATCATGGACTATGACTACGAAACGAGCCCTGCGCAGTACGCCTGAACGTGACGCCGACATCGCACTTGCGATCAAGCTGCTGGCGAGTAGCTCGGCGAAGGCCATCACCGACGCGATGGAGACATGCCTGAGCTGCGAACACTTCGATGAAGCGACCGAGGTGTGTGCGTTGGCACAGGCCCGGCCACCAGCGCGCGTCATCGCCCACGGGTGCCCCAGCTACAGCGCCCAAGTGCCGTTCTAGCCAACCTTAACGGCAGTTAAACGGCGATCAAAGATTACTCGCCGGGATGTGTTCGGGCGATGAAATCGGCGTATGGTGTGTTCGTGGGCGGCAACAACGCCGCCGCAGCCAACCACCAGAGGAACCGCCAGATGAACACCTTCACCCATGCCAATCACATCGGATGGACCGACGTCAACCCGTTCGAGGTTGTGCGCCACGTGTCGGACCGTTGCATCGAGATTCGTGCCATGGAAGCCGAGCGCGACTTCCAGCCCAACATCATCCCGGGCGGCTTCGCTGGTCACTGCACCAACAACACCGAAAGCGCGCAGACGTGGAAGATCACGTCCAACCCCGACAACCCGGTGCGCCGCGTGCGCCTGCACAAGAACGGCCAGTGGAAGGATGCTCACGGCAACCGCTACCAGCCCGGCAACGAACCCCGCAAGTTCTACGATTACAACTTCTGAGGAGGACGCCACCATGTTCGCGCTAGTGCTCATCGCCGTGCTCGCGACTGGTGGCTCACTCTCCGCAGTCGTCATTCGATTCCTGCGGAAGCACGGCATCACCTAACCTACTCTGACGAGGACACCACCATGACCATCAAGACCTACACCAACAAGTCCAACGCCGCCCGCGCCGCCAAGAAGGCGAACAACGGCACCCTCGACGGCCTGACCCTGCTGGGCACCGAGGGCGCGTGGTACTACGGCACCAAGCCCGCCCCGGCCAACAAGTCGGCCCCTGCGAAGAAGTCCGCGCCGGCCAAGAAGGCACCGGCCAAGAAGACGGCAGCCAAGAAGGCGGCCCCGGTGCGCAAGGCCGCGCAGCAGACGGAGGAGTACGACGTCAAGCATGGGCCGACGCAGGGCCGGATCCGCGGCTACCACATCGACACCGACCGCGACGAGCGGCATGGCGTGAAGCGCCGCAGCGCCGGCACCATCGGCGGTCGCCTGTGGGCCATCTTCGCCAAGCTGTCCGCCGCCGCTGGTGGGCCGGAGAAGCTGGAGATCGCGGCGGTGAAGGAGAACAAGGAGATCGCCCTGTTCAACAAGAACAAGGTTCTCATCGAGTTCTACCTGTGGCGGCGGTACATGGGCGTCCGCGGTCGTGGCCGCAAGCAGAAGGTCGACAAGTGAGGCGAGCGCCATGCCCCGCTATAGCGTCCGATGCGAGAATATCGAAGTAGGACAAGTCGAGGCGGCCGACACCAAGGCCGCCATCGACCTCGCCTACGGCCTGCGCGATTGGTCCCCGCGCGAAGCCATGTCCCTCATGACCCTACCGGAAGGAGCTGGCCCGCCCATGCACATCTTGATTGACACAACCAACGGGCGCGCACTGGCCCGTCACGAGTCCTACCGCGCACTCGCCGCCCTGCACTACATCCAATTCGCCAACGTCGACGCGGTGATCCTGCGCTGCGGCACGAACCGGGTCTACGCCGCACTGACGCAGGAACAACTCGACTCGGTGTTGCGCTACGCCGGCTTCGCCGACCTGCCGGCGGACTACCAGCAGCGCGTCAAAATGATCCGCACGCTGGAGGATGCGCCGTGGCTGCTGCTGCCGTTCGACACCAAGGATCTCGACGCGCAGGCGTTCAGCATCGACCCGCAGGACGCGCGGCCGATGGCATACAACCCGCAGGACGAACGCCCGGTGCTGGTGAAGACGTGGAGCGCGGAACCGCAGGTCAACCGCAAGCGCGTCGACTCCGCGTTTTGGGTCAACTTCGCCGCCGGGAACCCGAGTGGACATTCGGCGAATGCTCCCTTGCCCCACACTGCTCCGACTGCTACCGTGCCCAAGCGGAATTCCCCGCCCATCCCCAACCAAGAGGACACCTCCGTCATGGCAACCAAGGCACCGGCCAAGAAGGCCGCGAAGAAGACCGCTCCCGCGAAGAAGGCAGCGAAGAAGACCACCAGCGCGGCACCGGCCAAGAAGGCCGCGAAGTCGGCGGCCCCGGTGGACGAGAAGAACGGCGTGCGTCGCCCGAAGCCCGGCGGCAACACGGCGCAGGTGTGGGACGCATGCGACGCGGTGCACGCGAAGAAGAAGTCCGCGCCGTCCTTCAAGGAAGTCGACGAGTACATCGAGAAGAAGAACGCCGACATCCCGACGGCCACCCGCCGCTCCAACTATGCGGCGTGGCGCAAGTACAACGGCATCACCGGACGCGTCGCCGAATAACCGTTGCGCGCCCCTCAACAACTCCAGGAGGGGCGGCGTCGTGCCGCCCCTCTTTTTCCTTGAGGTATCCAGATGAACCGCAACGAACAGGCACCCGAGAAGCGGGTGCAGGGCGACGGCCTCTCCCTCGCCGTCAACTCCATCTTCCACACCATCCAAGGCGAAGGCCCGTTCGCCGGCACCCCAGCAGTGTTCGTCAGGCTGGCCGGGTGCAACCTGCAATGCCCGCTCTGCGACACCGAGTACACCAAGCGGCTGCAAATGCCGATCATCGACATCACGTCCGCAGTTTCTCGAGCGATCCCCGTGTGGCCCAACGGGCGCAGCGCACAACTCCCCGAACCGTACCGCTGCCCGACGAACCTTGTGGTCATCACCGGCGGTGAGCCCTTCCGCCAACCACTCGGCCGGCTGGTGATGGCACTGAGACACATCGGCTATCGCGTACAGGTGGAGACGAACGGCACGCTCTACCAGCCGGTATTCCCCTACCCGGACGAAGGCGTGACGTTGGTGTGCAGCCCAAAGGCCGGGCAGGTGCACCGCGAGCTCGTGCCGTGGATCGCGGCGTGGAAGTATGTCGCCACAGCAGACAACATCGACCCGGCGGATGGGTTGCCCACACATGCGCTCGAGCACCCCAACGGCGGCAGGCTCTATCGCCCGCCCAGTGGCAACACTGCGCCAGTCTATCTCCAGCCGGTAGACGAACAAGACCCCACGGCCAACGAACGCAACATGCACGCGGTTGTCGATGCGTGCATGGAACACGGTCATCGGCTTTGCCTCCAACTCCACAAGATCATCGGAGCACCCTGAACATGGCATTCTCAGTCACCCGCTACCACGACATCTCCTGCGGGCACCGCGTCCACGGCCACGAATCCAAGTGCGCCCACCTGCACGGGCACAACTACCGCATCCACTTCACCTGCATCCCCGACGAACGCCACGCCGCACCGACGCAGCGCAGGTTCTTCGGTGACAGCCGCGACGCCAGTACCGGGCCGCTGGACAGCGTGGGCCGCGTCATCGACTTCTCCGATATCAAGGCGAAGCTCTGCATGTGGCTGGAAGACAACTGGGACCACAAGTTCCTCGTGTGGGAGCAAGACCCCACCGCCCCCGTGCTGCTGCAACTGGATCCGCATGGCGTGGTCGTGGTGCCATTCAACCCCACGGCGGAGAATATGGCCCAGTACCTCGTCGACGTTGTCGGCCCGCGTGAGCTCAACGGCACCGGCGTTCACCTGCTGGCGGCCAAGATCGACGAGACGCGCAAGTGCTCGGCCACCTATGCTTCGACGGGAGGTGCGTGATGCGACCGGATCCAGTACAGGGCGAACGCATGGACGTGAACCTCGTGGGCGCTGATAAGGGCGACGTGTGGACGGGCTTCGAATGGGTCAAGCCCGAACGGTACGAACAACTCCGCGCCGGCCCCATGCCCAACCTGCCGCCCATCCAACCGCTGCCCGGCGAGGACTGCATGGCTGCTCAGATGCAGTGCGCGCACAACTACGCCGACGAAGCCAACTTCGGCCGCAGCCCGAAAGCTGGCGGCGGCGGGGGCTACACCTTTGTCAGCTCCAATGCCACACCGCCTCCTAAGGTAGACCCCGAGCGGATCATCGCCGCCATGCTGACACATGTCATCGGCGAGAACCCTCTGCGCGGTGGCCTGCTGGAAACCCCGGCTCGCGTCGCCAAGGCGTGGAAGCACTGGACGAGCGGCTACGGCAAAGATCCGGCGGAGCTGCTCAAGGTGTTCGAAGACGGGGCCGAGGGCGTCAACGAAATGGTGGTGGTGCGCGATATCCCGATCTATTCGCACTGCGAACACCACCTCGCCCCCATCTTCGGCACCGCGACCATCGGCTACCTACCCGACGGCAAAATCGTCGGGCTGTCCAAGCTCAACAGGCTGGCCGACATGTTTGCCCGGCGGTTGCAGGTGCAGGAGCGCATGACGAACCAAATCGCCGACGCGCTCATGCAGCACCTCGCCCCGCACGGCTGCGGCGTTGTGGTCAACGCTCGGCACATGTGCATGGAGAGCCGGGGCGTGCAGCAGAGCAGCAGCACCACCACGAGCGCGCTGCGCGGTGTCTTCAAGGACGACCCCACGGTGCGCGCCGAGTTCCTGTCGCTGGCCCGCGGAGGTGTGGCATGAGCGCAGCCCTCCTCAGCAGCGGCGGCATGGACTCGTTCCTGCTGGCCCACCACCTGCGCACTGCTGGCGTTGACGCGGAGCATGTCTTCGTCGATGTCGGCCAGTCCTACGCGCAGAAAGAAGAAGCGGCGGCGATGTTTGTCGCCGCAAGCGCCGGGGCAAAGTTCCACCGAATGCAAGGCGCGCAGGTAGCACGCTTCGAGCACCCCAGCGGCATCATCCCGTTCCGCAACGCCGAACTGATCCTCAACGCCGCCCAGTACGGCGACGACATCTACCTTGGTGTCATTGCCGACGAGGTCAACAGTGACAAGAGTGTCGACTTCCTTCATTACATGGAACAGGTGCTGAACGAAAGCCACCGCGCCCAGTATTGGACACAAGGGCGCGCGTTCCGGCTGCTGGCGCCGCTGCGGAACAAATCGAAGACGCAGCTCGTGCGCGAGTACCTGCGGGCCGGTGGGGACGTGGCGGTGTTGTGCCAGACGGTCAGCTGCTACGACGGCGGCGCGAAGCACTGCGGGCGCTGCGCATCGTGCTTCAAGCGGTGGATCGCGTTGGCGAACAACGGTATCGACATCGAAGACATGTACGCCGCGCCGCCGTGGTACGCCTACCCGCTGCACGACTTGCGGGCGAAGCTGGACGGCTACAGCGACCGGCGGCGGGTGGAAACGGTGCAAGCCCTGCGCAGCGTTGGAGTTATGTTCTAGCCATGACCTTCAAGACGAAAATGTACTTCTCGGGCTCCATGACGCATCCCCACGTCGTGGAGCGCCTGACCATGACCAACGTGCACCGCCTGTTCACCTTCGCTGCGCCGAAGGAGGTTCACGAGTATCTGCATTACTGCGACCAGCATGGACGCTATGGGCAGAACATCATGATCGACTCGGGTGCATTCACGTCCTGGAACATTGGCAAGCCGGTCAGGCTACCCGACCTCATCGCTTACGACAAACAAGTCATCGCCCGCTACCCGCACCACAACTTCACCTTCATTGCCTTGGACGTCATCCCCGGTGAACGCGGCAGGTTCGCCACCGAGCCGGAGATTGCCAAGGCGGTTGAACAGTCCATCGACAACTTCAAGGTGATGCAGCAGGAGTTCCGCGGCCACACCATCCTCCCCGTGTTTCACAGCGGCGAGGGGAAGTGGCTGCGCGACCTGTATCTCAGCATGACCGACCACATGGCGCTGTCGGCCAACCAAGGTCTTAGCGAAGGCATGCGCTACCAATGGATGCGCGAGTCCTTTGTGCCCGGCGTCAAGTTCCACGGGCTGGCGGCCACAGGTAATCGGATGCTGCGCGGCGTGGATTGGTACAGCGTGGACTCCTCCGGTTGGCTGATGGTGGCGGCGATGGGGAGCATCCTGTTCCCGGTTGGGAATGGCCTGCGCCCGCTGTCGGTGTCGGACACTGCACCAACGCGGAAACAGCATGGCAAGCATATCGAGAACATGAACGAAGCGCCGTGGATCCGCGAGTACATTTGGAGCCGGGGCTACGACCCTGACCGCCTCACCACCGACTACGCGGCGCGCATCTGTTGGAACATCGACCAATGGAACTCGCCGCCGTGGCAGAAGGACATCATCCCACCTGAGGGACTATTCCAATGAGCATCGCAACCTCGCTGAAGTTCGCGCAAGGTGCCGTCAGCAAGAAAGATTTCGTCCCCGCGCTGTCGCACTTCCAGATCGCCGGTGGCCGCGTCACCGGGTACGACGGCAAGCTGTCACTGAGCGCACCGATCGCGCTTGACCTTGAGTGCTGCCCCAAGGCCATCCCCTTCGTCAAGGCGGTGGAGGCGTGCACCGACACCGCGCAGCTCGCCATGACCGCCAGCGGCAAACTGACCATTCGCAGCGGCAAGTTCCGCGCTCACGTGGAGTGCCTGCCGCTGGAGACGTTCCCGGTGGTCGGCCCCGAGGGCGTACCTGTGGCAATCGACGGCCAGCTCATGCCGGCGCTCAAAGCCCTGTATGACTTCACCGCAGAAGATGCCTCGCGCCCGTGGGCCGCTGGTGTGCTGCTGGATGGTGCCAGCGCCTTCGCGACCAACAACGTGATCCTCGTCGAAGCGTGGCTCGGCTATCACTTCCCCTACCGCGTCAACCTGCCGCGCTTCACCATTCGCGAGATGCTGCGCATTGGCGAAGAGCCGGTGGGCATGCAACTCACCGCGGACAGCGTGACGTTCCACTACAGCGAAGATCGGTGGCTGCGCAGCCAACTGAACTCGATTGAATGGCCGGACATCCGCGGCATGCTGGACAACATCCCTCTGAAGCCCGATGACGTGCCGGTGGTGCCGGAGGGCTTGTGGGAGGCGTTGGACACATTGGCTCCGTTCGTGTCAGACATGGGCCAGCTCTACATCGGGCCTGACGTGGTGCGTACCGCCACCGAAGACGGGGCGAGTGTTGAGGTTCCCGGGATGCCGGTGTGCAGCTATAACCACAAAATGCTCGGCATGCTGGCCGGGGTGGCGCAGCGCGCGGCCTTCGCTTCGTGGCCCAACCCGACCGCGTTCTACGGCGAACGCCTGCGCGGGCTTATTGCGGGGATGCGCGCGTGAGGCGGCCCCTGCTGCTGGTCACGGGTGGCCGCGACTTCGCGGATTACCAGCGCGTCGCGGCGTCGCTGGGCAGCGCATACTCGCATCAACCTTGTGTGGCCGTGGTGCAAGGCGGCGCGCGTGGTGCCGACGCTCTAGCGCGCAGATGGTGCGAGAGCACTGGTGTTCCGTGCATCACTGTTCCTGCTCAATGGGACTACTATGGCAAGCGCGCGGGCAGTATGAGGAATCAGTGGATGCTTGATTACTTCGACATCGACTATGTGGTGGCCTTCCCCGGCGGTGCTGGCACGGCTGACATGGTGCGTCGCGCCCGTGCGAAGGGAGTGCCGGTTCATGAGGGATGACTCTTTCGGCTTGTTTTGGGAAGACCAGCCCATCAACCGCGCACGCGGGCAGGTGGTGCGCCCCATGCCGCCCATCCCCGACACCGGCTGGATGCCGCCTACCGAGTTCCCCGACTTGCGTGGCGCGCACGTGCTGTCGATCGATACCGAGACGAAAGACCCGGAGCTCCTCGACCACGGCCCCGGCTGGGCGCGCGGCATCGGCCACATTATCGGCGTGTCTGTAGCAGTGCCTGAGCGCGCGTGGTACTTCCCCGTCCGCCACGAGGTAGAGCCCGAGTACAACATGAACCCCGACCACGTGTTCGCGTGGCTGCGGGACATGCTGCGTCACCAGCACCAACCCAAGGTCGGCGCGAACCTTATCTACGACCTCGGTTGGCTGGCAGAAGAAGGCGTGGAGGTGTTGGGCGACCTCATGGATGTGCAGCTTGCCGAGGCGCTGCTGGACGAGCGCAGCGAAGTGAACGTGGACCACCTTGGCCTGAAGTATCTCGGGCAGGGCAAAGAGACCAGCCTGCTCTATCAATGGTGTGCTGACTTCTATGGCGGCGAGCCCAACGGGAAACAGCGCGCGAACCTGTGGCGCGCTCCGCCCCGGCTGGTGGGGCCATACGCCGAAATGGACGCCGTGGTGCCGCTACAGGTGGCGCGCGCCCAGTACCCGCACCTCGCGCGCGAGGGGCTGCTCGACCTGCTGCGTATGGAGAACGGGCTGATCCGCCTGATGATTGCCATGCGCCGGGCCGGCGTATCAGTGGACATTAACCGCGCCGAGCAGCTACGCGAGCGCCTGTTCGCGATGGAGGCTGAGTCACAACGTCAGCTTGACCTGCTGGCCGGGCAAGCGGTGGACGTCAACAGCGCCGAAAACATTGCCCGCGCCTTCGACGCCGCTGGTGTGAAGTACCCGTGCACCGCGCCATCGGAGCGCAACCCCGAGGGTAAGCCGTCGTTCCGCAAAGAGTTCCTCGAGCATTGCCCCGCGCCTGTAGCCGAGCAGATCCTGGCCGTGCGCAAGGTGCAGAAGCTGCGCGGTACGTTTGTCGAATCCTACATCCTCAACTCGCATGTCAACGGGAAAGTCCATGGGCAGTTCCACCTCCTGCGCAGCGACGAGGGCGGCACTCGCTCGGGCCGCTTTGCGAGTAGCACGCCTAACCTGCAAAACATTCCATCTCGTGATCCAGAGCTTGCTCCGTTGGTACGGGGAATGTTCGTACCTGATCCCGGTCACCTACAATGGCGGCGATACGACTACAGCCAGATCGAATACCGCTTCCTCGTCCACTTCGCAGAAGGACCCGGAGCCGAAGAAGCCCGGCAGCAGTTCATAACCGACCCGGACACCGACTACCACGACTTCGTCATCAACATGATTGCCGGCATGACCGGCTATAGGCTCGACCGCAAGCCGGCAAAGAACATCAACTTCGGCCTGATCTACGGCATGGGCATCAAGAAGCTGCTGCGCACGCTGGGCCTGAGCGACGAGGAAGGGAAGAAACTGTTCGACGCCTACCACACCGCCATCCCCTACGCGAAGGCGGCGATGGAAGAATGCAGCGACATCGCGCAGCGCACGGGCGTGATGACCACAATACTCGGCAGGCGCAGCCGCTTCGACCTGTGGGAACCCGTGGGCCGCGCCGGCAGTGAGCGCATGCCGGGCCTGCCGTACGAGCTGGCGATCAGGAAGTACGGCGCGCGCATCCAGCGCAGCATGACGCACAAGGCGCTGAACCGCCGGCTACAGGGCAGCGCCGCGGACATGATGAAGTTCTGCATGTGGCGCGCGTGGGAGGACGGCGTGTTCGACTACGTTGGAGTCCCGCGCATCACCGTGCATGATGAGCTGGACTTCAGCGACACCGGCGAACGCGCCGACGGCTGGGCGCACCTGCAACACCTGCTCGAAAACGCGCTGCCGCTGCGGCTGCCGGTGAAGTGCGAGCCCGAGGTCGGGCCGGACTGGGGCGCTGCGAAATAATCCAAGTGTTCGAATACTTCCTGCGGTATGTTTGTTCGGCCACAACAAAGGAGGCACACCATGAAAGCCGATTTCACCAAGTTCCTCGGGCCGCTGCCCACCGACCCGCCGCCGTATGTCGAGCCGGCTGATGCGAAGCCGCTGGTGGAACCCGATGCGGCGGAGGTGTGCCGCGTCAAGCTGGAAGTCGCCAAGCGGCAAGCCGCGAACTACGACGAGGCGAAGCGGTGAGCCGGCGCTGGAAGCTGGTGTTGTGGTGGGCCACGTTCACCGCCGTCCTGATGGCGCTGGGCTGGGCCGACCGGGATACCTTGTTCCTGGAACAGGCGCGTTATTGTCGCATGGTGGCAGACGGCCACTGGCCCGACTACGAGCATAGCTTCGCGCAGGAGTGCCGGGCCGATGGCCGGGTAAAGGGAGACGACCGTGACCCATTTGCAGAATCTAAGTGACGACGAGTTCCTGGAGCTGGTGAAGCTGCACAGCACCAGCCTCGCCGGCGTGCTTAATGCGCTGGCGGAGATGCGGCTGGTGGGCGAGATGTTGTCGCGGGAGGCCACCCGCCGGGCACACCGCACCGCCGCCGTGCCGGCACAGGTACAGGCCGAGCTCCGGGCCATCCTGGATAAAAGCTGGTGACCGCCCCCGGCCCGGCCCTCCCAGCGGCCCCACAGGGCGCATCTGGCACCGGGGCCGGTACTACCCCAGCGGGTGAGCCCTGCGCGGCCCGTGTGGAGCCGGCTGGAGGGCTTCCTGCCCCGGCTGCGGCCCCCAGTCTGCCCCCGTTGCCGCCTGTGCGGCTGCTGGCGGCCCTTCAACGGGCTAGGTAGGCCCTACGTACCCGGCAGGCCCAGCTCGCCGCCTGCCGCACCTGTGGGACGGAAGCGGCGGCCTATGATGAGGCCGCCGCTGATTTGGACACACTGGCCGCGTGGCTGCGGCAGCTTTAGAACAGGAAGGCACCGATCGCAATGCCGATGGCAATGCCGCCGGCCAACCACGGCCACGGGTTGCGGCGCACCTTCGTCTTCAGCTCGGCCAGTTCCGCCCTCAGCCGTTCCTTCTCTTCGTCGTACATGTCGCGCTCCTAGGTTAGGGCGGTGTGACGGTGATGTTCTGCGGGGTGTTGTCCCCGGTAATGGCATTCACCGACACGAAGGACAATTCCTCCAGCACCGCATCGCCGCCGGTGAAGATGTACTCCGTCGTTCCCGGCAGCAGCTCAACGACGGTGCTGCCGGTGCTGAACTCCAGCCGGTAGCCCCTGAAATACTTCGAATTGAATGGCGCAGTGCCGAAGGTGCCGAGGCGCGGGTTGGGCGTCCATGTGACCTTGACGCCGGGGCCGCCGGGGTTGGCAACCATGAGCAGGTCTTTCACCGGCCACTCCGTCTGATTCTCCGCATGGTCGAACAGGTAAGCCACCGGCACCACCTCGTCCGCGGGCTGGCCGAAACTGACCGCCTTGTAATAGATGTCCTTGCCAAGGAACTCGCGCTGGATTTGCAGGAACAGGATGCCGGCGTCGGCGGCCACGAAGCGAATGCCCGCACCCCACGGCTCGGCCGTTGTGTTCAACACACCGCGCACAACCCCGGTCAGCTCGTAGTGGTACAGGTCGTCCACCACGTCCAGCAGCGTCGCCGTCTCGTACTGGATCTCCTCGTCGCCAATCACCGCGCAGTTGAACCCGGCGGCCACCTGTGCCGGTGTCACGGATTCGAGGGTGTACGGCACCAATACCTCAACCGTGGTGTCGTCAGCGTCCACCGCCGTCACCGTTTCGCCGATGTTGGCTGCGTTTTGCGAGGTGTAGGCCACCACGTAGGTGACACCGCCGTCGATAGAGTAGGACAGCTCGTACCCGGTCCATGCGCGGGATGCGCCGCGCGCTGCAACGTACAGGCCCAGTTCGTCATCTTGGTCGCGTTGCACCGGCAGGTTAAGGATCTCCAGTGTCGTGTCGCCAATGTTGCCGGGCGTGGTGCTGACCGGCGGGTCGAGCGGCTTGCCCGGGACGAGGACGTTGTCGTACACCAGATAACCGCCGTCGGTCTCGGCCTCCCAGTCAATGTTCCCGTCGTCCTCGTTGCGCTCGGTCAGGTGCACGCGATACCACGTGCCGTCGAAGTCTTCCACCTCCACCACGTCGCCCGGCGTCAGGTAGGTGTACTCCAGCCGCGTGGTGAACTCGAAATCCTCGTACTCGTTATGTTCGATCTTCAGCTTGCGCAGCGCAGCCGATGCCGCTTGGTCAACGGTCAGCACGACCCGGCTGTCGATGTTCTTCGTGCTCGTGCCGGCGCTCATGTTGGTGCGGCGGCTGGCGCTCTGCTTGTTCTTCGCGAAACCGCCGTCCGGGTCGATGTGATTGACGTTGACGGTGCGGGGCAGCTTGGAACGGTCGCGCTCGGTGCGCTTCAGCGTCTTCGGATAGTTGTCGACGAGTTTGTTGTAGGGGATGCGAGCCACCACCGGGCGGCCACGCTTGATGAACCGCAGCTTTCCGCCGTGCTCCACCTTGTCGAACTGGAACATGTCCATGAGCCAACCGATCGGCTTGTCCAACCCGTCGTCGCTGTCAATGAGCAGGCCGGGCACGCGGTCGGTCAGCGGGTTGTAGAGCTCGGAGACGTCGATGTACTCCGGGGGGATGCCAGCCTGCCGACACAGGTCATAGACGATGTCGCCGAGGAACGGGTCAGTAAAGCCGTTGCCCTCGCCCTCGCACCGCCACTGGAAACACCACTCCACATTCATGGCGCTGCACACCAGCCGGCTGACGTTGTCTTGCAGCAGGTACTCGGTCAGGTAGCGATCGCGTTGGAGGCGGTAGTACAGGGAACCGCCGCGCACGTAGGACAGGATGATGTCGGACTCCGCCACGTTGAACCGGCGCTTGTCGTCCAGCGAGCAGCGAAGGTCGATGCAGCCGGTGGGGAGCGTGGTGTGCACCATCGCGCCCGCCGTGGGATCCCACCACCAGAACTTCGGTGTGCCGCTCTCCTGATAGGCGACCAGCGGGTTCATGTTCTGGTCGAATGCGCCAGCGATCTCGGTGAAGTACCCGGCCAGCGTCGTGAACAGCAGCGTCTTCGGGAACCCCGGTGCCTCGGTGTAGACACTGCTGTCGCCGGTGTCGGGGTCGACTTCCAGCGTGAACTTCCACACCTGCACGGTTAGGCCCGCGGACGGGTCGTTGAGGGCAATGCCGCCCAGCTCCCAGTCTTGCAGCTTGTCGGTCGGCAGCAGTGTCTTGACCGGCACTTGGAAGCCGGCGATGTGCGGGGTGACGGCGGGGGCACTGGGGAACATGGTCAGAACCTGTAGTCGAATGCAGCGAGGTCGTCGGCGTAGCGCGCGGCCACCAGCTCGCGCAGTTCCTTGTCGTAGTAGACGCGGTACTGCTCATGTTCCGTTTCGTGCTCGGCGGTGAACAGCACGTCCTCCGGCACGCCCAGCCGCTCGCGCAAGTCGGCCACCGCCTGCGGCAACCGCTCGAAACGGTACACCTGCGACACGCCCTCGGTGAAATACACCTGCGGCAGTGTCCAACGGGTGGGCTCGGCTTCCAGCAGCCGCAGCAGCGCGCCGCGCGGATCGAAGGCGAAGTCCGGGTCGGACATGGCCGCCCACGACACCAACCTGTCGAACGGGTTGCGCACTACCGCGAATGACCACATGCGGAAAAGCGGGTAGTCGCTGGCGTCGACCGCTTCGCTTAGGGTGGCGTGCCAGTCGTGCAGCGCCTCCACCGGGTATAGGGTGCCGCCTGCGCCGCCTTCGCTGCGGAAGGCACGTTCCAGCCATTGCGACATCGACATGCTGCCGGTGCGCGGGATACCAACGAAGACGGCGTTCTTTTCGGGCAGGATAATCATGGCGTGCTCACTTGTTCGCGTAGCTGAGAACGAACTGGAGATTCAGTTGCTTGGTGCTCACCTTGGCGATGGGCGGGTCATAGGACACTTGCCACGACGTATGACCAAGGTTCGCGCGGATCACCGTGATGTTCTTGTTGCCGTTGAGCGGCAACCATGTGAACGAGACCGACCGTTGCTTCGATCCGTTGGTGTACGCCCCCACGCCTTGGATCGGGATATCGGCGCGCGTACCGTTGCCGAGGTTGTTGCCGGTGATGGCGGTGATGGCTCCGGTGAAACAGTTGGACGCCTCGTCCCAGTTGTACGTCGAGTCGCCCACCGGCTGGATGCGTGGCCCCCAGTCCGAGTTCCCCACGTTGGCCCAGCCGGCAGCGGTGTACGATGCGCCGGTGAAATCGAACCAATAGGGGCGCACTTCGTAGTCGTGCACCACGCTGACGCCGTCGATGGTAAGGGTCACGGTGCCCGTCACCGATGCTTTGACGTACTCGGTGAACTCCCAAATGATGTCGAGGTATTCCACCGCGTTGTTCACTGAAACCGTGGTGGGGTTGTTGGAGCCGTCCACCAGCAGGCCGCGCGCTGTCAACACGGTGGCCCCGTTGATGCTGCTGAAGCCGACGTTGGTGACGATGCCAGCTTCCGACACGTTGACACTGCCGCCGCCCATGCTGCTCGGGCCGAAGGTCATGCGCTTGGTGCAGCGCCACCACACGTCGCCATTGACGTCGGGCGTGGTGTTGCGCGTGGTGGAAGCACTGGCGAACGTCTGTGTCTTGCCGAGGTAGGACACGAGCGTCGTGTCGCTTTCGGACGGCGCAGTGTTGCCAGCACCGGCCACCATGCACAAGGAAGACCCTTGATTGAGCATGGCGCGGTCAAAGCCGGACAGCGTGATCTTGTTGTTTCCGAACTGCGTTTCGCGGAGTACCTTGCCGAACTTGGTGATGTTGCCGAACTCGTCGTACTCGTGGCCGGTGTGCACCACCGCACGGAAACGCCCTTGCGCGCGAATCTCAACGGGAATGACGATGATGTTGTCGGGCATGTGCGGGATCATGGCTGTTTCCTCAGATGGTGCTGTAAGCGTTGAAGGTGTAGTCGGTGAATGTCTGATTGGTGTAGCTCTTAGTCGTGTACCACGTCACCCCGTCATCCGACCACTGGAGCGAGAAGTTCCGCGGGGACTGTCGAGCAGACACAACGCGCCCAGCGATTCGCATTTCATCGATCCATACAGGGGCCGCGAAGTGATAGCCCAACCAACCCGATTGAGCCGTATCCGACGCCCACGTATTGCCGTTGTTGTTGAGAATACCATCGAAGGCCCACGCCGGGTCATGCTGCGCGCCGGCATATTGTCCGCTCGCGATTACCGTGCCACCCGTGCACACATTGGCACCGCCGGTCGACGTCGCCATTTCCAATTCAATGATCGAGCAGTGCGAGTTCGCCGACGTGACATTGACGCGCCAGTACGCATGAGTTCCGGAGTACACATCCACAAGCGCGCCACCAGTAGGCCCGAATCCGGCAGTGACTTCGTCCTTCTGCATGGTGCCCAGCGGCGGCACCGCCAGCGAACCGCCGCTGGGGGCGAAGCCTGCTGTCGCTGCATCGAAGAACTGCTGAGGCGGCGGCGTCTTGAGCTCGCCGCCAGTGGGACCGAAGGCAACCGTTGCCTCGTCGTTGAACTCCGGCGGCGGCACCTCAAACAGCTCGCCCCCGGTAGGCCCGAAGCCTGTGGTCACCTCATCGGACTGCATTGTGGCGTCGTACAACAGGCGAACAAGTTCACCGCCAGTGGGCGCGAATGCGGTCTTGGCTTCCGAGTAGAAGATCTGCGCATACGGCGTGGACGTGATCCACACTTCCTGCGGCGAGGCAATGGGGACGGCTTCGTACGACGGGATCGCACCGCCGCCTTCGGTGACGTCTTCGTTCGGGATCGCGATGTATGCGAGGTACTTGAAGGCCGACACGCGACCGCTGCCCTTGTACGACTCGATCATCGAGTTCGGGAGCTGGCCGGACGTGCCGTTATACATCATCACCTTCGCCGCCCACTTGGCAGCGTAGTCCTTGTCCTCGATCGGTGCCGACGGGTCTTGCGAATAGACCACCTTGCCGTTCCGCTTAATCCACCAATAGCCCTGAATCGGGCCACGGCAGAAGGCGATGGCGTAGCTGGTGGTATAGGTGAACGTCTCTTGCTTGACGCCACCCTTGCCCTGCCGCTTCACCTGTCGGTGTTCGTCGGGCGGCAGGTGGGCGAAGATCACGTTGCCGGTGGCAGGCGCGCGACCATACAGGAAGGGAATGGTGCTACCAACGTCCGCGCTCGTCTTCGCGAAGTCGGTGATCCGCGTGCCCTTGATGGTGGTGGAGCCGAAGATACCGCTCATAGCCGCCACACCTTCATGATGCGCCGCATCCAGTAATCGTCGAACAGGCATTCCGTGGTGCAGCCGACATCGCTGTCAGTGTGCACGATGGACAACGCCCCGGCGATTGCCACATGGGGGACGACGATGCCGACGTGGCGGATGGGGCCGGCGTACTGCATTGACAGGATGTCGCAGGGCTGGATCCCGTCGAGCGACTTCATGCGGTTGACGCGGGTGTATTCCGCGATCGGCGTGCCCATGATGCGCGCCAGCTCGCGCTCCAACTCGCCGCCCACCGGGTCGCGCGGGTACGCGGGGATTTCGTCTTCGTACTCCAGGATCCACGCCAGCGCGCCGACGCAGTCGATGCCCTTGAGCGTGCGCCCTTGGTGCACGAACGGCACGCGCTGGGCGGCCAGCCAATGCGCGCGGTCGATGATGCGTTCTTTGTCCGTGGTGTTCATAGGGCGTTGGATGACTTGATGTAAGCGCCGGGAACCATGAGCGACTGATCCTGCACAGGTGTCAGGTGCTCGCCGTTGAAATTCACGATGTTGTTGTATGTGTCGATGCAGGTGACGTCGAACTTGTTGCAGTCGCGCCGCAGCCACACCTCCGCCCCAGCTTCGAAGGCGTAGGGCGTGAGGAAGCTCAGTTTGACCGCGCCGTCAGCCGCCCATGTTTCAACCTCCATCTGCACGTTGGCATTCGAGCCGTCCTTGAACAGCACCACGCCGAAGTCGTAGTAGCCCAGCGGCCGACTGATGCCGGTCACCTTGAAGGCCATGAGGTTATTGTAGACCTCGCTGATGGTGCCCGGCTCCCACACGAACGGCATGCCGCAGCGTTCGTCGCCGAACTCGTTGCGGCAGGTGATCGAGTAAACCGGGTTCACCTTGCGCATGAGCGCGTCGGACAGCCCGCGGAACTCGACCTTGCGTGAGCCCTGTTTACTGGCGGAGAACTCGGCCTTGCCAACGGTGCCGAAGCCAACGATCTCCGCGCCGTAGTCCATGTGATTGTAGGCGACGCGGTATATCGTGATCTCCGCATCACCGAACAGGCCCGCCGTGATGAGCTGCGCCACAATGTCGCCGAACCACCCGTGGAGTTCGGTGTTGTCGGCTTCGGAGATGTTCCACGTGTTCTGAATGTTCTGCGGCTGGAGGACGTTGTACGCGCGGTACACGATGTCATCCTTACCGTCGTTGAAGCGGATGGCGGCGTCCAGCGTGGTGAAGCCGTAGGCGGCACCGCCCGCCAGCTTACTCTTGATCTTGATCAGGAAACACGTTGCCTTCCCCGGCTTGGCAAGCGCGTCCAGCAGCAGGATCGGGATATCGGTCTTCACGTTAGTCGTCCCAGCTCGGCGGCACGTTCAGCGGCAGGAAGTCGAACGGGTCTTCCTTCAGCGTGACCTTGGCGGTGTTGGCCCTCCAGGAGTTGATGGTCATTTCGTTGTAGTCGTCGTCGTACCGAACCCACACGTAGAACTCCGCGGAGGCGATGCGGTACTCCTGCTCGGTCCATTCTTCAGCCGGCGTGAAGATGCCGGTCTCGGTGTCCAGCGTGCCCGCCACCGGATCGCCCAGCTCATCGACGATGTTGCAGAAGGCGAACGCCTGCACCGCGCGAACGCGCACATACGTCGGGCCGAATGGTGCATACGTCTTGTAGAGCTGGATCGGGTTGGCCGTGCCGGGCAGCACTTGGATCACTTGGTCTTCAATGGTGAAGTCGTTCCAGTCCTTGAACTTGATCGAATGCTTGCGCCCGGCGCACACGTGGAAGCCCGCGATGATGTAGTCGCGGTTTTCGTCGGGCACGTCACCGAAGCTGGCGGAGAACTCGTGTTTCGGATATTTCCACCCGCTGTCACGGTCTTCGAAGCCGTTGGGGTACTCGCCGATATTGGTCTTGTACCGGGGGCCGCCGCTGAAGCCGTAGTCGACCTCTTCGTCCAGTACCGCGTTGATGCGCGCCATCACACCACTCCCATCTTTCGAGCTTGCTTGCGCATCTCACGCGCATTCTGCTCCGGTGTACGGTTGTCCGCCCTGCCCTGCTGCACCACAGTCAGGTTCATGTTGATGTCGCCGCGCGGCATGCTCTGCTCCGACATCTCCGCCGACCGCTCCAGCGCGCGTGCCTGCGCCGGGGTGTTAATGCTGACGCGCTCGCCCGGTGTGGCCCGGAACGCGACGGTCTGGCTGTCCACGCCACCATGCCCGCCCACCACCATGGAACCGCCCGTGCGGAACGCTGGGGGCGTCTGGCTGCGGATCTTGCTGATCTGCATTGCGCCGAAGGCCACAGCAGCGGCGGCAGCGGCGGCACCGAGGAACGGGCCGACGTAGGGGATGCCGCTCAGCGACTTGTAAGCGTCCATGGCCGCCTGCGGCGTGCTGATGGCAACCTGCGCGATGGCCGCCGCCTGCCCGATCTTGAATGCGGTCTTGTTGTGCGACCCCATGAGCTGCGCGATGGTGCCGAGGCCACTCTGCACGCGGTCAATCTGGAACTGGCGGCGGGCTTCGTCAATCGCGTTCATGGCTTCCGCGGCCTGCTGCGCGTTCAACACGTCGGCCGCGCGCAGCTTTGCGATGCGCTGGTAATACTCGTCGAACTGTGCCATGCGCGCATCGAACGCGGACTGTGTATCGTCCAGCGAACCGCCGAGCATCTGGTTGACGATGTTGAAGGTGTCGGCACCGCCGATCTGGCCGCCCTTCACCAGCTCGCCCAGCGCCTTGATGTCGATACCGGCCTTCTCGTCGCGCTTGCCCTTGGACTGCTGAAGGAATGCTTCCTTCGCTGCCGCCAGCTTGTCGGTCTTCTGCAAGAGCACCAACTGCTCGCGCAGCGCCGCGTTCTGGTCTTCCGTGGTCTTAATGCCTGCGCGCTTCAGCTGATCGGTGATCTGCAACATCTGCGCTTCGACCTGCCGCTCTTCGTTCAGCATGCCGGCCAGCTTGATTTCGTCGTTGAGCCGATCTGTCACAGCCTCCAGCGGCTTCAGCTGATCCTTCAGCTGCTCCTCATAGAGCTCCATATAGGCGTTCGCCTGCTGCTGCGAAATAAGCCCCTTGTCGATGGCACGGTTGAACGTGTCCTGCGCGGAGGCGAGCTCGTGCTGCGCCGCCAGTACCGGGGTAATGCGCCCGACGGTATTGTCGAGTTCGTTCTGTAGCCGTTGCAGCTCCTTAATCGGATCCGGCCCCTTCGGCCCCTTGGGTCCTTTGGGCGTGCGCCCCAGCGCCGTCCAGTCGATGGCCGGGGCCGGGCCGCCTGCGGGCTTACCCTGTGCGGCGGCCTGCGCCGCTGCCAGCGCCTTCGCAGCGTCGGCGTCGTTCAACTCGATGCCGACTTTCAGCTTGTTTTGCTCTTGGTTGAGTTCACCTTGCAACCGCTTGATGACTGCTGCGGGACTTCGCAGTAGGTCTCCCGCGCCGACCTCGCTGTTCGGCGAATAAATTGCTTTGATTGCGACGATGGGGTTGAGCGGCTTCTGCTGCATCTCTTGCAGGTCGGCGATGGTGCCCTTCAGGCGCTCGATGCGCTGCTCAACGCGCACGGTGTCGCGCGGGTCAGTACCACCTGCGCGCGCCGCGATCTCCTCGGCGAGGAACTTGGTGACGTTTGCCACAGTGGTCGCCATCTTTGTCAGCCAGATGATGGTTTGCGCCGCACCCTGCACGATGGCGTTGAAACCGTCCTTGAACTCTTGGCTGTTCAGCAGGCCGCTGAACTCCTTCAGCATGGGCAGCAGCCCCGGCAACGCCTGCCGGTACACAGCTTCGATCTGGAGCCTGACGTCGTCCAGTTCGTTGTAGAACTCTTGCACGCCCTTCGCCGTCTCGCCGCTCAGCGTATAGCCCAGCTCGTCCGACTTCTTCGCCATCTCGTCCAATCCCCTCGAACCTTGGTTCAGCAGGCCGATGACGTTCTGGTTCTCCGAGCCGAACAGCTTGAGGGCGAGCGCGCTCTTGTTGGCTCCGTCCGGCATGCGCTGGAACAAGTCGGCAACATCACGCAGCACGGCCTCGCTGCCACGCAGCTTGCCGGTGGCGTCCACGGCGTTGATGCCCATCTGCGCGAACAGCTTGTTCATTTCGCTGCCCGGCTTTGCCGCCTGCGTCTGCGCGCGCTGCAACGACTGGACCGCGCCGACGAGGTCTTGTGTGGTCAAATCGGCGGAGCGCGCGGCAAAGTCCAGCCGGCTCATGTTCTCGACGCCGATGCCAAGTTGTTTCGATGCCTTGGCCGTCTCGTCGATGTTCTTTGCTGCGTTGGCGAAGCCGGTGTAGAGCAGGGTGGCCGCGCCGCCCAGTGCTGCGCCGACGATGCCGCCCACGATGCCGGCAGTCTTGCCCAGCTTGGAAATATCCGTGTCTGCCTTCTTGGCCGAGTCCGCGATGTCGTCGATGGAACGCTTGACGACCTTGCCGCCCTTCTCGGTAATGACGATGTCAATGCGTTCGACGGTCATCTCACTCTCCGAATCCAACTGTGCGGCTGTCCAGCAGCTTCGCGCCCTTCACCTGTTTCGTACCGGCAGCTATGGCCTCCTCTACGAATCCGATGGGCGCTTGTTTGGAGTGCCCTTCATTTAGGGGTTTAATGTAAGGCAGATTATTGGTTAAATGCACCTCCCCGCCGGGCTTATATCCACGGAGCTTCTGCCGCGCCTTGTCGAAGGCCGGGCCGAAGCCGAAGTCCTGCGGGGAATCTGCGGTGCCTTCCGCGGGCTTGCCAAGCTCCACGAGCCAACTACCGCGCGCCCGGCCAGTGGCCACCGGCGTCCCGAGAACGACGGTGGAGTGGACAGTGAGCGCGGTTTTTACGACAAGGTCGTTGACGTTGGCTTCGAACATCTTTGCGAGGGCTGTCATGCGCTTGGCGAACTTGTCTGGCTTCACTACCGTTTCCTCGGGTGTGGCCGCTTCGCTTGTGACTTGATGCGGCGTGTGGCTGCGTCGTGTTCTGCCTTGCGCTTGTCCCGGTAGTGTTCCATGAAGGCCAGATCCATCTTACCGAGATAATAGTGCATGTCCTCGTACTGCTCGCCTTCGATGTTGTACCGCGTGCAATACCGATCAACGGCAAGCCAATCGATCGGGCCAATGGATTCGCCTAACTGCCGACACCCTGTGAGGTCGAGGAAGGCGATGTAGTACAGGCCCAGCCCGGGATTCAGCTCCGGGGCGTTTTGGATGCTGTCCGGCGGGGGCTTACCCCGCCGGATGCACTCATCCATAATCTTCTTCTGCGTCGGTGCCAGTGTCAGGCCATGCACCAGCACCTCGATCAGTTTCCCGCAGCGCCCTCCCGGACTTCGTCGCGGAACAGGCCCATCGAGCTCGCCTGCACCATGACGTCCGCGAACAGGTTGGGCAGGCGCTTGAAGAACTCCGCGATCTCTTGCGGCGTGCTGGTGGGGATCGGCGTCAGATCGCGTTCCTCGAACCCGGAGCAGGACTTGACCACAGCGCGCGAATACAGCTCGCGGTTGAGGCGGTCGTTCAGCTCCTTCGGCAGCTTCGCCCCGGTGTCGAGCTGGCGGCGGTAGGGCTTGGTGATGTGCTCATAGACCTGCTGGAACTGCACATTCGCGCCGCCGGCCCGCGCGATGGTGATCTGCATGTCCTCGCCCTTGCTGTTCGTGCCGTACACCAGCCGGACGCCGTTGCGCTCGAGGTCGGCGTTGGTCTCGAACATGTCGAAGATGTTGGTGGCAGTGTTGTTCTCGTTCATTGGAGTGGTCCTCTCTTGGGTTGGTGTTGCGGATCAAACCGTCGCCGCTGCCACATCGGGCAGATAAGCGAAGTTCTGCATGAGCAGGGTATAACCGAACTTCGATTCGGCCGCGCTGGTCTCCAGCGGCAGCTTCACCGGCTGATCCTGCTCGACTTGGATGCCACCGCCGCCGAGGCCCAGCAGCGGGATATCCCACAACATGCCGGCGTTGCCCTTGACGAGGATGTAATCCACGGTGACGTCGTAGTTGTTGCGGATCGCCAGCGGCCCGTCGATGGTGGTGAAGTACGCGGTCATATCGCCGCCCACCTCGAACGTGCCTGCCGTGGTGGCGAACGCGCCCAGCGTGCCGACCGCCTTGTTTCCGCTCACGTTGTTGTTGATGGTGAGCGTGATGTCGGTGCAGTGCGCGAACAGCGGCAGCGGGTTGGCCGAGGCCGGGTCGATGGCGGACAGCTTGATGCGAGCGAAGTGGTCGACGGTGTTGAAGCCGTCTTCCGCCATCATGGCCGGGCGCGAACCCGTCTTCAGCCCGGTCAGGCCGTTGCGCGGCTCGTGGGCGCAGGCGACGAACGTCAGGTCGACGGTGCAGAGCGCCGCCTCCGTCACGTTCAACGTCATCTCGTTCGCCGTGGCCCCGGTGAGGTACTCGGACATGACGCCGTTGATGTCGTTGCCCAGCGTGCGCTCGAGCTGAACCGGCTTGTGGACGATCAGCGCCGGGGCGGGTTCGTTGCGGATGATGGTGCCGGTGTAGATGCGCAGGGCCACCGCCGCGCCGGACTCGGCCGCCGGGGCTTCCCATTGCACCTTGTCCAGCTCGATGTAGCCGGCAGCCACCACATTGACGCGGGCGAAGCCCACGCTCTTCGGGAACGCGCTACCCGCAGCATCACCGCCCACGAACAACCATTCGCCGGGGATGAGGCCCATCGTGGTGAGGTCGACGATGCTGGAAGTCAGGCGCACCAGACCGCCGTTCATCGCCACGTCCACGTCGCCGATGTCGAACTGGAAGCCCACGGCCTGCAACTTGGCAGCCGCCGGGGGCGCAGCTTCGTCCGCCAGTGCCTCGGCCACCTCCAGCACGCCGCCCGCGAGGCCCACCACGGTCTTCAGGCCGTTGTTGGCCGCCAGCCCGAAGCCGCTGGCGAGCACCACCTGCCCCGCCGCAAACGCCGTCAGCGGCGCGCTGGTAAGCGTCAGGGTGCAGCCGCTACCCGAGCCCCCGGTGGTGGCTGCGGGGTTGACAGGGAGCGCCGCATACAGGCCAGCGTCGTCGATGGCGACGGCGGTGACCGCACCCGTGGCGGTGTTGACGGCGCTGACGTAGGCCACAGCCGGGCGCGTGGCCGCGCCGGTCACGGTCAGCAGGTCGCCCACCCGGTAGCCGGTGCCGGCGGCCGATACCGCCATCGTGGCGACGCGCAGGTTCGCGAAGGTGTACTCGCTGGTCAACGCGGCCACGCCGGACACGGGCGCATCGCCGAAGACGAGCGAATGCGTGGTGCCGCGTTCGCGCGCGTTGGCGAAGAAAAACGCCTGCATCAGATCGGTCAGGTTGTTCTGCGTCAGGTCCTGATTGAACCCGCCCTGTGCGTCCATGTCCGTGATGCTGCCCTTCTTGCGCTGGCGGCTCGGGTTGATGGGGTTGCGGGCGGTCAGCGCATACGTCGCGCCGAAGTCGGAGTAGCTGTTCGGTTCCAGCACCTTCCAGATGGGGTTCGCCGCCAGCTTCTTCAGGCAACGCTCCCATGCGTAGCGCAGGCCGGTGACATTGGAGTCGATCGTTTCCTTCGGGCAGATAGCCATTTCAGTTCACCTCGTCGTAAGTAAAGCGGGCCGATGTATTCGCGTTAAACCAATTCCGATCCGGGCCGACCTCATAGGCCGTGGGGTCACGGAACCACACCCCGCTCGGCGTGCCTTTGCTCTTCTGGATACCATCCCGAAACGCGCACGCGAGCGTCATCGCTCGTTTAAGGCCACCGGCCGACAACGGGGCGAAACATTGCACGTAGAGCATACCTTCGCGCCTCCACCTGCGCTGTCCGTGCNNAGCCGCTGGGGTTGTGACGCAGGCTGACAGCGAGCCACTCGCCGTCCTGCGGGGGAGGCGTGTTGTTCTCTTTTCCTTGCCAGTCGATGCGAATGCTTGGCGCTACCACGCCGGCGACATCCTGCACGAGCTGGAGTATTTCCTTTCTTGCTTGGTCGTAGGTTGCGGTCACTGGCGCACCTGCATCGTGTAGAGGATCTGCTGCCCATTCGGATCGAGCCTCGTCAAGTTCACGACCTTCCACTTCGTGCCATCGGCACGAGTGATCAATGCGTTCAGGTTCGGCGCGAGGGCGGTAGCGCCAGCGGCGAGAAGCACCTTCTTGTCGCCCTGCTGCACGAGCAGGCCGTTCCAGTACGTCTCCCCGCTGGTGCTGCCCTTGAAGTTTAGGAACACCATACGCGCCGTTTCGTTCTGCTCCCCGGGAATGCCGGGATCCCACGGATCGTCGCCGTCCGTTGTGGTCATCACGGTCAGCGTGGCGTTCTCGCCGTTCTCGGCGATGAGCTCAACTGTCGTGCGAATCTCGTCGTCGAACTGGCCCACGGTCACACCCTCACCGTGCGGAGGCCACCGGCCCCGCATGCGTTGAACAACGGGGCCAGCAGCGCATCCACTGCCGGCACGCTCACCACCGGGCCTCCGCTGAGGCCGAGGTCGGTGGCGCTGAAGAACTCTTTCTCCAGCACGTCCACCTTCGTCTTCTTCACCACCCGGCCATCGGTGCCCGCCATCGGGTTGAACCCATTCTGCAACTCGATCGCGTACTGCATCTGAGCGCGCTTGAGTTCGACCGGAATGGCGTCGTCCGGCCATTCGACGGAGCAATCGATGACCACACCTGTTCGCGGCCATTGCAACGCCTGCGCATCGTGGGGCGGATCGACAACGGCCACCGGCCACGTCTTCTCGCCCTGATATCGCGCGCGCTGGGCTTCGAGGTAGTCCATGGCCTGCACGAGCTTCGCTTCCGTGCCCACCAGCGTCACACCGCGCGCCGTGGCGTATGCCTCGGCCTCAGCGGTGGTCACGTAGCTGGTGGCGTCTGCCTTGCCCGTGCCGTCTTCGATGACGAGTGCCATGTCTAAGCCCTTCTATTTGAACAACGCCGCCCACGTGGCGGCGTTGTGGTGGTACTTCAGGCCCGGCCGAATTACTCTTCTTCGGTCAGGTGTTCCTGCGCCAGCGCCACGAGCGCCGCCTTCTTGGCCGTCGCCGGGTACTCGACTTCGGCGTCGTCCAGCAGCTTCTTCAGCTGCGGCACGGTCATGGCTTCGTAGTCGTCGCCCTCGGCTTCGGATTCCTCCTCTTCCTCGGTCTCGTCCACGGTGCCCTCGATGTGCGGGAGGTGCGCGTAGTTTTCCGGCACCGCCGGCCCGGCCACGCCGGTCACGCCCTGCTCCAGCGGCGCGTCCGGGTCGACGAGTGCGGCGTTGCGATGGCGGCCACCCGGGATCGAGTCGAGCTCGGCCTGCTGTTCGGCGGTGAGGTTGGCTTCCTCGGTGAAATAGAGCACGTGCGGCTTCTTGCGGTTCTTGAGCGACATCTCGGTTCTCCTAGTCCTCGGTTGGGTTCGTCAGTGGCGGAGCCCATGTGATACGCTGCGGGAGGACCGGCCACATCGCACCGAACTCCGCCACCGACGAACGCTGTTTACTGGCTGATCTGGACCACGCCAGCGAGGTCCTTGATGGACGTGCTGTAGCGGTCCCAGTTGCCAGCACCGCCGATCGCAGCATTGTTCGGGCTGTGACCGCCGTTGGTCTTGTCCCACGCGAAACCCTTGATGCCGACGTTGTACGACCACTCCGCCTGATAGGTGCGGATGATGTTCTCGTCGCCGTTCTTGGTCTCCACGTTGTCGGTGAAGTCGCCGTTCTGCTCCACCACCAGCGCGCCAGCCGTCAGGCCGAGGGTGTGGTACTTCGTCGGCGTGCCGGCGACCACGAGGTTCGGGCTGTCGGTCACGACGAACACCCGGCCGAAACCGTCCTGCCGGACCTGGACGTTGCCGAACACGAACAGCTGATTCGCGTTGGTGAGCGCCTGACCGTACAGGTCGAACAGCGGCGTGGAGTGCATGAGCCACGCTTGGATCGCCTGCGCACGGTCACCGAACTTGGCGACGGTGGTGTTCAGGCTGCCCAGCGAGGTCTTCTCCGCGCCACCAGTGCCGGCGCTGATGTCGTTGACCACGCCGGTGACGCTGCCGATGGCGACGCGGCCGACGAGGCATGCGGTGTTCAGCATGTCGGCGAGGCTGTCTTCGGCGAGCTGCTGGCCGACGGTGGCACCGGCTTCCTCGGGGGAACGCTGGATCCACTTCATCATGCCGGGGTCGATACGGACGGGCGGCGTGCCGGCGGCGACCTTCACGCTGGTCGCCAGCAGGTGCTCGAGCACCTTCTCGGTGACCGTGCCTGCGCCGTAGGCGTTGCGGCGACGCACGAGCCCGGAAATCTTCTTCCAGAACGCGGTGTCGCTGTAGTCGCCCTGATTGGACGCGCTGCGCAGGATGACCGTGCCCTGCGAGGCTTCGTTGAACTTCTGGATCGCCTGATCCTGCACCTCGGTCATCGAGGAATAGGCGTACTCGGAGAAAACTTGCAGATCGGACAGTGCCATGACTCAGCCTCCTTCGGCTTCTTTCTTTGCTTTGATGTGTGCGGCCAGTTGGGCAGGGGTTGCCTTGGTCGCGTCGAAGTCACCACTCGACGGGGCACCGCCCCCACCTTGCCCGCCGCTGGCACCGCCGCCGGAGGCTCGTGTACCGCGGAGGATAGGCGCGAGGTCTTTGTTTTGCAACAACTCCTTCTTGAAATCATCCAGAGTGCTGGCGCTGGGCTTGCCGTCGTTGCCCAGCACCTTCACCACGAACTCGTCGCCGTCTTCCGTGACCGCGAGGCGCGGCAGCACGTGCGGCAAGCCGAGCGCGGGGTTCACGAACAGCTCCGCGGCCAGCGTTGCGGCGGCAGACTGGCGCACGTTCTTGTCCACCGCGCTGGTGAGCTTGGTGATCTTCGCAGCGGACTCGGTGGTGGCCTTGTCCAGCTTCTCCTTCCAGCTCTTCTCCAGCGCCTCCACGTCGCCCTTCGGGATGGCACCCCGGCGCATGTTGTCCAGCTCGTCCTGAGCCGCCTGCAACGCATCCTTCGCCGTGCGCGCTTCGGTCTGCGCGGTGCCGCGCTCCTCCTTCGCACGGGTCATCGCGTTCTTCAGCGCGCTCACGCCGGGGTGGCTGTCGATGCCATCCACGTCCAGCACGAACTTGTCGCCTTCCTTCTTGTACTCCTTCTTGACGTCATCGGGCAGGCCGTCGATGCTGTCCAGGATGCTCTTGAGTGCCATTGTCCTCTACTCCGTTGGTGATAGCAGGCCAGCACGCGCGAACGCTGCCGGGTTTTTCTTCCGCATCTGCTCCAATGTCAGAGGCTGGAAGTTCTTGTCAAGGTTGAGGTCTGCGAACTGCTGCGCGCTAAGACCGCCCTTGCGAAACAATGCTGCCCTCGATGCGCCGAGGGCGTCAATCTGAAACTCGTACGGTTGCGTCTTGAGCCAATCATAATAAGTGATCGCCGCGTCCACCTGCTGCCCGCCCTCAGCGCCCTTACTCGCGCGCTTGGTGCCGACGGTGGGGTCAATGTCGTCCACCAGCAGAAGGATGAAGCTGCGGCAGTTGATGTGAGCCGGCGGGAGTGGCCCCTTGCCGATGATGTAGATGCGCCCGTCGAGGCTGCGGCAGATTTGCGACGTGCGGCTGTCCAGCGTGCTGAGCCACCTGTACCGCTTCACGAGATTACTGTTCGCTGAAGCGACCGCCATCTGCCCTTGGACGTTGACGTGCTGGATGGCGGTACGCACCATCGCATCGCCTTCGCGCTTCAGGATGCCAGCGATCAAGCCGTCGCGGTAGTTCGCCGCCTTGGTGCCGCGGAGCTGGCGTACGATGTCGGCTGTGGGCAACCCTTGGACGATGCCCACACGGATCGCCCGGTCGATCACGGCGATGGCGCGCGCCGTGAAGCTCTTCGTGAACGGCTCCAGCAGTTGCCCGGTCGCCTGCACCGGCTCGGCCAGCGTAGCGGCCCACGCTGCGGCTGTGGTGGGCGTTGCCAGCGCCGGGGCGTTGGTGGGCCACACCAGCCGCAAGGCCTCCGCGTGGAGGCCTGTGGCGTGCCTGCTGAGGGCTTTGAGCGTGCCGGTGAACTCGGCGGTGTACCGGGCCAGCACCTCCGCATTCTGCGCCCGCAGCCGGGCCAGCGTGCGCTCCAGGAGGGTGCGGCTGGGCGTGTCGCCCAGTGCGGCGAGTGCCGCCTGCACCGCACGGTCGAGCGAGCGCAACACCGGATCCAGCTTGCGCACCTCGTTCGCCTTGAGGCGTTCGAGATACACCTGATTCTGGATCATCACATCCCGGAGGAGGCGCTGCTGTTCGCGGGTCGGCATGGCTTACTCCTGCGCCGGGTCGTTGGGGTCGTTGTTTCCTCCCGTGGCCTCGTGCACCGCACTGGCCTCGGCTGCCGCCATGTCGACGCGCGACTGCGCCTCAGCGTCGATGCTGGCGCGTGCCTTGTCGTCGTCGAGGTACGCGATGCCCGACTGGCGGAGCGCGTTGCGGGCTTCCTCGAACGCCAGCAGCCCACCCTGATACTCGGCGATGAGCGACTTGCGCTCTTCCGGCGTCAGCTTGTTGATGGCGAAGTCGGTGGACAGCTCGAACACCACCTTCTCCGGGTCTTCGCCGTAGAACGCGGCGGCCCAGCGAAGGCACTGCTGGATGGACGCGGCGGTGTTCTTCGCGCACTGCACGAGCACGCTCTCCACCTGTGCGCGTTCCATCTGCGCCTCGCCGAGCGTGCGCTGCACCTCTTTCTTCTCCACCAGCTTCGCGCCCAGCATTGCCATCTGACGCTCTTTCTGATTGATGGCCTCGATCACCATCTTGTTCTCGTCAGCCCCCACCAGCTTGAAGTCGCCACCGGACGGCAGCGGCACAATGCCCCGGCTGCCCAGTTGCAGCGGCTTGTCGCCCCACTGCTCCTTGATCCACGAGCTGGTGAGCCCGGTGGCAACCGGCGTCGGCTGCCCTACCATGTAGACGCTGTCCTCGTAATCGGCCGAGTTGCGGTAGTGGGCGATATTGAGAACCGCGATGTCGTACATGGGCGGCTTGTCGGGGCTGTCGTTGTTGTTCAGCGAACCGACAAAGGTGAACGGGATGTGCTTGAGCGGTGCGCCCGTGGCGTCGCGCGGCTTGTACGAGGTGTAGAGGACGAACTGATTGGCCGGGCGTGCGTTGGTGGTGCCCGGCGCGCTCACCGTGCTGGTCAGCCGCCACACCTCGCACACGTATTCGTCGGCATCGTCCAGCTTCAGCACGCGCCACTCGTCGTCTTCCTTGATCTCGAAGCCGTCGTCGTACGAGATGTACTTCATGGCGATGACCACAAGGGACAGGACGCGCTTGCCGCCCACCAGCCGGGTTCGCCAGTTGATCACGTTCTCGGGGTCGAATTGCAGGATGTTCGCGCGTGCCGTGCCGTCCTGCATCTCTGCACGGGTGAAGTCGCGCTCCAGCCCCGTGGCCTCGTCGGTGAACGCCTTGGGGAAGTCGACCAGCAGCGCAGCACGGCCGAGGGCCAGCGTTTCGGCCAACGTCTTCTTCGCGCGCTGCGTCAACGTCATGCCCGCGCCATCTGCGTCCTCTTCCATGATCTCCATGCTCGGCGGCAGCTCCAGCACCGGGTCAGCCGCGAACACCTGCCCGAGCAGACCCTGCACAGTGTTGTCGACGGCGTTCATGAAGGTGGCGCGCAGCTTGTACGCCTTGTATCGCTCTTTATTCTCCTCCGACTTGTCAGCGGCGTTGGGCATGGGCAGGTACTCGGTGCCCTTCTCCTTGATCTTCTCCTGCCCGGACAGGCAATCGCGGATCAACGTCCACTTGCCGAGCTGGCGCTTGACTTCATCGCGGGTGTAGTCGATCTGAGGCATGGGTCTTCTCCTTAGCGTGCGTGACGGATTTTGATCTCGTCCTTCGTTGCCGAGCGGACACCGCCCTTCAGCACACGGTAGCGAAGATCGTCGTACAAGTGGTCTTCCTGCTCGGTATCAACGTCCTCGAGGTCGTCCTCGTCCCTCTGGATGTTGGGCAACAGCGCCAGCGTGGCCGCGCAGTTGCGCATAACGTACAACCCCGGCTCTTCGCCGTCTATGGAAGCCTGCAACCTGTCTCGAATGAGCGTCAGCCCGTTCTTGCGGCTGCCGGGGCTCTTGTCGGCGCGCTCCCACAACACGCCCTCATCTTCCATGGCTGCTGCGATGCTTTCGGCCTCTTCTTCGTAGTCGGTAGGCTTGACGTCGAAGATCGTGCCGTCCGCGGGGCCGGGGCGCACCTTGCCACCGATCCACCCGTCCTCCAGGAGCATAGTGTCGATGCGCTTCACTTCGCGCGCTACCTTGCGCGGCCCCCACATCAAGCCCTTGTTCGAGCCGAGCTCAGGCGTGAGGTACATCTCGTAGATGCGAATGAGCGTGCCCGACGGCGGTGCCCACGTGATCGGCTTCGCGCCGGGCTGCGGCACCTTCACCTCTTCGCCGTTGGCCTCGGCCCACCAGCCCACCGACGTCGGGCGCGCGCTGCCCCAGTCCAGCGAGCGGTCGACGCGCCAGTGTTTCGGCACCGAGAAACGGGGCAGCACATGAATGTCGCTGTTCCACAGGTCGCCCAGTGCACCACCGGCGCTGATGTCCCAGTCGCCCCACAACCACGCGCGGCGACGGTTGGGGTCGCGCATGTTCTCGAGCTCGGCGATGGCCTCGGGGCTGAGGAACTTGTTCTCCTTGTACGAGCAGAAGATGCGAACCTGCGTCTTCGTGATGTCCTCGCGCTGCTGAGTACGCGGGTTGAACACATTGGTTGTCTTGCGCACCACAACGCCGGGCGGGGCCGGGTCAATGAACTGCTGTTTCACCCAGTGGTGGCCGGCACCGAACGGGTTAGTGGTGCTGAAGACGATCAGCGGGATGTTGGGCAGGTAGAACTCGTCCCAATCCTGCGTCTCCTCGTTCCACTCGTACACCGGGTGAAGCTGGGGCAGGAAGGAGCTGCGGTTGCAGGACATCATCATGTCGTACAGCTCGCGCGTGGGGTACTTCGTCAGCTCGTTCCATCCGATGTAGGGGAACTCCTGCCCGTGGTACTTCCAATAATCGACCGTCTTGTTCGCAACGCGGAACAGCAGCTCCTCGCCCGTCGGCCACACCCATTTCAGCTGACTGCCGCCGCTGATGAACTTGCACCCGTCGTCGAACTCGGGGAACCAACGGCGGCTCTTGCTGATGAGGTCGTCAAGGTTCTTGTACTCGCGGTCGAAGATCACGCCGCGCCAGAAGGGGCCGTAGCCGAGGCCGACGTACCGGCGGAACTTCATCAGCTGTGCGTCGGTCTTGCCGGGGCCGCGCGTGCCTTCCAAGAGGATGTGGTTGCAGGGGCACGACATCGCCAATGCCTGCGAGCCGGGCAGCGGCGTCCACACCACCTTCGGCCCCTGCGGGCGCGTGTGCGCCGGGGCCAGTACGCCGCCGGGCGTGCGGTAGTAGCCGCCGTCAGCCATGATCGTCCCACCTCGCAACGCGGAGCTGTGTGGTCATCCCGTGCTCGTGCAGCAGGTGCAGGCCGTAGTCGACGCACACCGGGCGGCCGTCAATGATCCCCCAGTTTTCGACCTTCAGGTCGGTGAAGAAGGCGGGCACCTTGCGCGGCAGTTGTTTCGACGTGGCCGGCTGCGCGCGCTGCATGATGAGGATGGTGCCCGACGCGCTGATGCTCATGCACGGCGCGAACCACTTGGCGAACTTGGTGTCCTTCACGCTCTGCCACACCTGCCACTCGGCGACGTTGTGGAACGACTGCGCGCCGTTCTCGATCTTAACCACCAGCCCTTCGTCGGTTGCATGGTTGAAGATGTGGCGGAAGGTGCCGTAGCCCATCGGGTCGCCGATGAGCATGCCCCGCAGGTCTTTCGCCAGCACGGAGCCGAAGTGCTCGCTGAGGTCGACGTAGCCGCTCACTTGCGCACCTCTTCTTTCAACTGGGCCTGCGCCTGCGCCGCAGCCGCCTCCCACTCGTCCGCCGTGCCTGCCACCGCCGGCACCACCATGACGCCCCCACGCGGCCCGCCTGCGCCCTGTGCGCCCTCGGTGCGGGCGACTACCGCCTTCGCCGCGCTGCTCATGCCCAGTATGTCGACTAGCACCTTCTGCGCCGACACGCGCGCCGCATGCTTGGCACCGATGCCCTGTAGCTCTGCATCGCGGAGCAGCATGGCGAGCACGCGCTGCTGACTGACCATGTTGGCCGCTTCGAGGCTGTCCACCAGCTCGGCGATACGCTTCGCCACATAGGGCTCTTGCCGCAGTTGGTACGCGGCTTCGGACGACTGGATCGGGGTATAGGTCTTGTGTGCGTCCTCGGGGTCGCACTCGGCCTTCATGCGGAGCCACGCCTGCGACCCATTGAAATCGCGCAGGTACTCACGGATGAAGACGTCCCGGCGATGCTTCATCGCTGGGGTCAGGTTTTCCTCGGTGCGTCGCGATAGCACCTGCGCCAGCTTACTCGTCGAGCGTAGCCCCTCACCGTGGGCGTTTACTCGGCCGCTTGCCTTCTTCGCCGGTGCCTTCTTGACCGCCTTCTTCGCTACCTTCTTCGTCGCCACGCCTAGAACCTCTAGGTGTTGTGCCGGGTCACCGCCCGGCTGTCACTTGATGAGTTGACCACAGCTTGCGGGTTCGGGCACCGCCTTACCCTTCGACTCGGCCACCTTCTTCGCCGCCTCGTGCCAGTCCAACAGGCACTGATGGCGGATGTTGCACTCGTCGAACGCACCCTGTCGGTTGATGCTGTTCGCGATGATGTCACCGTTGGTCTTGCTTGGCACCAGCTCCGGCGGGCTGCACTCGACCAGCAGTCCCGCGCTGGGCCGCAGGTACACCGCTTCCGTCCGCGTCAGGGCACGATCGGTCGAGCACGCAACCAACTGGAGCAGGGACAACAGTATTGAGATACTGGCGAACCGCTTCATTGCTCTTCTCCAATGCTGCCAACCGGGTGAACGTGGTGCGGTCGCGAATCCGCAGGGCTTCCATGTCGGTCGCCAACCCTTGCAACATCGTATCATTGACGCTGTTCAGGCCGCGGATCGTTTCGATGGCGTCCGCCTGCTGTCGGTTCACTTCTTCCACCAGCGCCACCCGGCCTTCTGCGCTGGTCACCTTGCCTTGCAACGTGGCGACCTTGGTGTCCAGCTTCAGGCGCATGGTGTAGTTGTAGACCACCAGCACGCCCAGCACCATCACCACCACGATGAGCGCATACCCGATATAGAGCTGCGCCTTCGCCTTCACCGCCGTGCCCGCTGTCTTCATGACGTCAGCCACCTTGATCATCGCCCGCTCCTATCTTCCTCGATACCACCTTTTCGAGATAGCGCATGGCTGCGGAACCTCCGAGCCAACCGAAAACGCCCACCACGATCCCCGTCCACTGGACGGACATGTTCATGGCTTGGCATACCAGCATCACCAGCACGCCAGCGAACGCGGCGCATAGCATCTCGAACACTACGCGCCAGAAGGTGATCGGGGCTTTGGCATCCAACTGTCGCATGATGAACCCCAAGGCACCGCCGAAGGACGCGAAAGCCGAATACGCCAGAAGCCACAACCACCACTCGAGGCTGTTCGGCCCCTTGTCCATTATGAATCCCCTCGTCAGGTTGGTGTTCGTTTCACGCGAGGGCACCGCCCGCCGAGATATAACGCTGCTGGATGTCCGCCAGCTTCTGCTCCTTCTGGCCGTAGCCCGCGCCGGGCAGGCTGGCCCATATCTTCCTCGCCGCCTGCACCGCGCCCCGGAAGTCGCCTTCGTCCAGTCGGCGCAACGCCCCGCACTCGCGCAGGAGCTCGAGTGCGGCAGCGTCTTGGGAGGCGGGGGAGAAGTCGGTCAGCTTCAGGCGCTGCTGGAGGCTGCGCCACGTGCCGATGATGAACTGGTAGCGCCCGGCGGCGGTGGACTTGATGCCGTAGCGGGGCAGGGGGATGAGCTTGTTGGGGTGGCGGCTGAAGTCGGTGAACAGGGAGCCTCCGACGATGACGTCGTAGCCCCGGCATTTCGTGGGCTGCCGCCCGTTGTCGGTGCCTTCACACCATGCGATCGCATCGAGGAAGGCGGAGTAGTTTGCAGGACGAGACATGGCGCGACCCCGGTAGCTGTTTCGCGGACGGTACAGGAGACGCGCCAGTGTTCACAAGCATAGAAAAGCCCCGGCGGTTAGGCCGGGGCTTTTGTCTTACTCAGCGAGAATGCTCTTTTGCAGCTTGTTGATGTCGTCCTTGGTGCTGGTGATATTGCCCATTCCATCCACTGCAAACTCTCCTTCGCTGGTGTAGATGCTGAAGTGTTTGTCCATTACCCGCTTGATGCTGCGGTAGTGGGCAGCGGGGAAGTTGTAGCGCGCGTTCTTGACAGCTTCTTCGCGCGTCTTGCCCTTGCCCCAGCAGTGCGGACCTACGGCCAGAAAGTTCATGGCATTACTCCTCGTCAGTTGTGAGTGAGCTCACCGAGGCTACAGTGCCCCGGCCCTGCCATTATACCATAGATTTAATCGGGCGACAACTCGGCGTCTTGTTGGATTATGTAGACGCCGCCGTGCTGGTGGCCTTCACAGGCGTGCTCGTACCACTCGCCAATGAAGCCCTCGCCTTCCCATTGCTTGCGGGTAATCGGCTTCACTTCCCCATAGCACGGCTCGTCGGTTGCCGGGTCAGGGTCTTCGAACATGCACCGGGCACCACAGCCCTCGCAGGGTTTCACCTTGGACACGGTTTATCTCGCCTCATGCTGATGAACTGGCCCGCTATGCGCGGGGTGACGCGGACTTCGATACCGCCGGGGATCTTCGTGTAGAGCCGACCGCCGAGCTTGTACGTCTTGGTCTTGCAGTACACCTCGACGTTCTGCGCCCATTCGGTCCAATAGTACACACCCGGCTCGGTCGGCAGTTGTTTCATCCCCATGCCTCCAGTTCACGCAGCGCCTCAAGGATGACCATGTTGTCGCCGCCCGAGCCCACCACAGGCTCGCCGTCGACGTTGCACAGCACCGCGCGCAGTTTGTCGACCGCCTGCTGGATGCCGGGGCGCTGCGGCACGTCTTCGACAGCGAACACACCGAGCGCGATGGGCGGGTGCAGGGTGCCGAATATCGTCATGGCGACCGCACCACCCGCGTTCAGCGCCACCAGCTCCTCGGCACTGGGCCTCCACGCGCTGGTCATGTGCATGCTGCCATTGCTTACCTCGGCGAACACCGGCAGGGGCAGACACTCGCCATGCTTCTCGGCGTCCCAGCCGCCCGGCGGTGCGAGTTCGCGGTTCATGCCCGGCAGCTTAATGATCTCCATGTGCCTGCGCCTCCGGCTTGATGACCACAACCGTCGCGCTGGTCGCTTGGTGCCGCCATGCCTTCAGCGCGCGCCTCACGTTGCCCTGCGAGTGGTAGCCCTCGCCGCTGTCGGCCACCACCTTCCCGTTCTTCGCCACCAGCCGCCAGCGCCACTGACCAGCATTGTCTTCGTAGAGCTCGAACTTCATGTCAATCCTCCCGGTTCTTCTGTTCATGCTTGTGGGCCTTCTTGATGTTGCGCCTACGCTCCCGCTCGCGCAGGACTGCCATGCCCTGCTGGATCGCGGTAATGGTCGGGCCGCCCGCGTAGACAGCGGCGAGGTAGTGCGGCCGATACTTGGGGCCGCGGAACTGCGACTTCCACTTGCTCGCGTATGCGCGCCACTGGCCGTCCTGGAAGACGAAGTGGCGGCACTTGTGCAGCGAGTCCCGGTGCACGAACACGCCCTCGGGCATGGGCACGGGGACGATCATCACGACTGCGCCTCGTTCATGATGAGCCGAGCGTCGAACAGGTAGTCCGGCTCGAACCCGATTTCGTCGAGGAACTCCTGTGCGTTGTCGTGCCCCTCGGCTTCTTCCACCAGCAGCACGCGGGCCTCCTCGTACGACATGTCCTCGCGGTCGGCGTAGTGCTGGATGAGTGCGATGCGCTGGTGGCTGTTCATGGCGCATAGCCTCCGTTCATGACCTTGGCACACACCAGCATCGCGTCGCCGATGTGCGCCAGCCCGCCGCACAGCAGCAGGCCCAGCCCCACGACGATGACGCGGTCGGTCCAACTCAGCTTAATCTTGTTCACTAGCTCAACTCCTCGGTTAATTTTTGTCGGAACCATTTCACGAAGTCCGCCACCTCTACCGTCACCCGGCACGTGTGGCTGACGCTAGGCGTGCCCAGCATGCCGAACATTACCACCCTCCATCGCTGATTGTTCGTGCGATAGAAGAGTATTGGAACCCGGTTGCGCCCGGCCTGCCGTGTTGTCTGCGCCCACCATTGTTCGACCGCAGGCGTGGCGCAGAACTTCACCTCAAGCGCCATCCAGTCGAGCCCGTGGATGTCGCTGCCCCCGCCGTCGCTCTGCAGACTGTTCCGTTGCAGGCGTGGCGGCTCGAGATCGAAGAGTTCGTAGACTTGGGTGACCACAGGTTGCAGCATCTGGATCACCTCGCGTTCCCCGGCCTTGCCCTTGTTCCTGCTCTTGCGACCATTCCGCGCCCGTTGTTCTGCCGTTTGCATGCCCTTATTCCGTATTGGTGAACGCATAAGCGAGCTCTGAGCCCTTGTTTTAAGCCATTTCCTTCATACTTACTTATTTACTTATATTACTTATGTACTACTGCACCCTATAGCGCGTGCCTTGGGGTGGGGTGTGTTTGGGTGTTTAGGGCATAAGTATCACAGTAAGCGGATTCCCGTTTGCTTTCAGGCACTTAACCCATAAGTGCGCGTATTGCCGAATAAAAGTAAGCCGGGCTCACCAGCTCGGCCCCCGGTAGTACAGCGGCGAGCGTGTGCCGAACTTCGACAGGGCTTGCGGTGCAGGAACAATCGCGAGCACTTCACTGTCGACCAGCGTTTGCAACGCGCCGCGCAGTGCGTTCGCCGTGCCTTTTCTATCCTTGTAGAAGGAGCTGAGTTGCGTTGCGCGCGTCACGAGGTAGCCGTAGGGCACCACGCCACCCTTCTGCAACTCGGGCTTCGTCTTGTACTTCTTCAGCGTTGCCGTGTCGTATTGGAAGAAGTCGCCCACCAGCCGGCGCAGGTCGCTGAGTTGTTTCGCGTCGCCATTGCCCACGTCGCCACGCTCGAAGCGGCTCAGCACGGCATCGGTGCCAGCGCGCGTGAAGCCAATGGCCCACTCGGCGAGCTCAGGCGTCACACTGGGCGCGTGCGGGTTGCAGCCCACCGCCAGCAGGCCCGCCAGCTTCAGCGCCTTCAGGTGCGCGCGGTTCCACAACTGTTTCGAGCCGGGGCTGAAGGCGTTCCGCATGTGGTCATCGCACTCCTCGTCGAAGGCGTCCAGTATGTGCAGGGCGTCCGGTGCAATCTGCACGGCGGCGTTCGCATTGTTGTTCGCCATTGTGATCGCCATCGCAGCGAGGTCGCACAGCGCGCGCACAAGCTGGTCGTCAGGCGCACGCCCGGCGCTGCGGTTGCGCTTGGGCCGGCTGTCGGGCGCTTCGAGGATGTGCAGGCGCGGGATAAGGCCGTCGGCGATGTCGGCCATGCTGAGGCCGTCGTAGAACGTCTCGGGCGTGGTGTCGCCCACGAACGAAACGCTCGGCGCTTGGATGACCTTGGTGTTCTTCTCGCTGTCACTGTACGCGGTGGAGCGGAGCACGTTGTTCCACCCTGACTTCGAGTACAGGTCCAGCAGCACCTTCCTCAGCATGACCACAGCAGCAGGGGCGCGCGGGTCGTTCAGCGTCTGCAACGTGAGGCCGAACTCGCCCAGCATGCTCACGAAACACGGGCGCGCGTCCAGTACGCGGATGAGCGCCTGCCCGCTGGCGAATGCACCGGGGCCAATGTAGTCGTCAGCCGCCGGCACGCTGGGGCGGATGGCGGCCATCATGCGCTCGATCGCCTTGGGGCCGTCGTCCTTGCCCACGCCAGTCACAGCCACGAGCAGGAGGTAGAGGTTGAGGCCAGTGCTGCTGATGTTGTAGCTGCGGCCCACGATGCCAGCGACGAACGCGATGGCGTACAGCAGCGCCACCTCCTTCGACGGGCGCACGGCACTGGAATAGATGTACTGGGCAATCTGCCCCACCAGCCCCGGCGGCAGGCTATACGGGCCGCCCTGTGCTGGCGTGGGCCGTGGTGCCGGGGGCGCGGGTGGTGCAGGCGGTGCAGGTGGTGCGGGCAGCGCAGGCACAGGCGCGGGCGCGGGGGACGGCTCTGCCTTGGCAGCGTGTGCGTTGATAATCGCAGCCGCATCGGCGGCCAGTGCGTCGAAGTCAACTTGCGCCGGCTCCTTGGCCCTGATCTTTTTCAGCATGCGGTCGAGGTGTTTGTTGTCCTGCGTCGCCTTGTCGCGGCGGCCGAGGCCACTGTAGCGGAACAACCTGCGGCACTGTTCGTTGTCGCGTGTGTAGTAGGCGATAATCGACATGAGCGCGAAGTCGGCTTCGCTTTGGCTGGGGTAGCCCATTGCCGCCCAGTCACCACGGCATAGCTCATCGTACTTTGCGCCGTTGGCCGCGCGCATCGCCATGTTGTGCAGCTCTTTGTCGGTCAAGTGGCTGCCAACGTCTTCGAGGTCAACGTGGTAGCCGCCCTCCGGCATGCCGTCGACTAGCTGTTCAAGGAGCTCTTGATAGTCGGCAATGGGAGCAGCCCGCACCACGTCTCCCGTGAAGGTGAGGTATCGCTCGCTGGAGTAAACGCCCACGTGATCCCGGTCGCGACCGCCCTTGATACGCCCGCGGATGATGATGTGGTAGCCGCCGCGTTGCCGGCCTTGTTCGTCCGTCCACGGCTGCCCGACGCTTCGTTCGGTGTAGGACTGGAACGCTTCGAGGATGCGGTACTGCTGGCGCAGCTCTTTTTCGCTCGCCGGGTTCGTTTGCTTGTCATCGATGTCGATGCCTGTATATGGGTCGGCGTCGGTGAGCACCATGCCGATGCCGTTCATGGTGAGGCTGCGCGCACCTTGCACAGCTTGGTCGAAGGTGCCCCACGTGGCCGGGTTGTGAATGCTCGCGTGGTGCAGGCCGTCGGGCGAGTAAGGGACTTTCGTCTGTTGGCCGTTGCGCTCTTCGTATCGCCAGCAGACCCATTGAGGGAGTGTTCGCAGTTCGAGTGGAATATTCTCAAACACGATCAACCTCCAACGGTTTCGCGGTCAGGTGTTCGTAGAGCTTCTGCACCTTGTTGACCGATGGGTCGGGGAGGCGACCTTGTGCGAGTTTGCTCAACCAATTCGGCTTGAGCCCGGTGGACATGTAGATCGTGAGGTACGATTGCTCACACGACATAAGGAGTTGACGGGTTCGCGTGAGCAGCGAACCCTCCTGCGTTTTGGCAGACATAAAGCCCCCGGCGGTTAATGCGTGACAGCCTAGCGGCGACGCAGCGCGTCATGCAATAGCATTTCAATTATCGGGTGTATGCGATTGCGTGAATCCTTTTCGGCCTATATGGTGGCCGCACACCGGGGAGCCCTCTGTGGCGCAACACGTGCGGCGCACCACGCGCGGCGGCGACCTCCCCTTCGCCAAGGCGCTATCGCAAAGCACTACCGCAAGACATGGCTCCCCGGTGTCTCACTTACAAACTGATGAGGACAAAATGGCAACCATCCCGGAACAACCGCAGGTCACACCGGAGCAGATGTTCGAACGGCTTCAGGTGTGGTACGGCATGTCCGAACAACTCGGACAGCTGAAGACCGCCGAGGTGCTGGCGCGCAAAGCCCTCGCCGCCTTCTACTTCCCCACGCCCGAAGAAGGCACCAACCGGATGGACTTGGGGCAGGGCTTCGACCTGAAGCTCGACCACAAGGTCAACCGCAACGTGGACGAGGCCGCGCTCAACGCACTGGGCGGCGATGCCAAGGCGCTGAAGGAAATCGAGAAGCTGGAGATCCCGATGGGCGACCTGTTCGTCCAGAAGTGGGAGCTGAAGACGGGCGCATACCGCACGCTCAACGCGGCGCAGCGCAAGTTCGTCGACAAGCTGCTCGACATCAAGGAAGGCACGCCCAGCCTGTCCATCGTGCCCAAGGCCGACACCGCAGGGCAGGCGGCCCACGTGGCGGCTGCCGAGGCTGCGGCGGCACAGGCTGGCCCCGAGCTCAAGTTCGACATCAACACCGGCAAGGAAGAGGACACGCAGGAAGGCCAATACTTCCGCGACGCCGATTCGGTGTGGTGGCTGCTCGAGGGCGAGGAGTGGCTGGAAGTCACCACCATGTCCACGCTGGAAGAACTCGAGGCCCAGCTGACCGCGATGACTGCCAAGCCCAAGCGCGGCGGTCGCCGCAAGGCGGGTGCGAAATGAACCGCGTCGAAAAAATCTGCGCCCAAGGGTTGCAGCAGGCAACGCTCGACATGGTCGACGCCACCACTGACGTCGCCGCCGAGATCGCGATGGAGCGCGCATTGCAGGACAAGCAATGGGGCGGCCCGGAGCACGACGACCAGCACACGCCGCACGACTGGGCGCAGTACATCCACAACCAACTGTCGATGATGTTCCACCGCGAAGGCGAGGAACGCGATCGCTTCATCAAGGTGGCCGCGCTGGCGACCGCTGCGGTGCAGTCCATCGACCGCAGGAACCCGCAGGTGTGCGAGTGCCCGGCCTGCGCGCTGGAGCGTCAGCTGGCCTCGGTGTTCGGCGACGATGTCAAGGTGCAGGTGGTGCGCGTGGATGGCACCGACGGGCCGGGTGGTATCGAAGGGCTGACACCACAGGAGCGACACATGCCCCGTCAACGCCTGCCAGCGTTTAGCGCGCTGGCCCTCGCAGTCTGCGCAGCCCTGCTCATGGAGCACGGCTACCGCGACTTCTACCACCTGAGAGGTCTGCCATGATCAACTGGAGCACAACGTCCAAAGAGGCCGTCCAGCATGGCGCGAAGGTGCTGACGTATGCCGGCAGCGGCGCGGGGAAGACGATGTTGTGCGCAACCGCGCCCAAGCCCGTCATCATCTCCGCCGAGGCCGGTCTGCTGTCCCTGAACCGGCGCAACCTCGAGCGCGTGCATGGTGTGGGCAACCCGAACGTCACCTACGACATCCCGGTCATGCAGGTCACAAACATCGACCAGCTGACCGAGGCTTACATGTTCTTCGCCCGCGACCCCAACGCCCGGCACTTCACGACCATTTGCTTGGACAGCCTGACCGAGATCGGTGAGGTGGTGCTGGCGAACGCGAAGAAGACGGTGAAGGATCCGCGGCAAGCCTACGGCGAGCTGATCGAGCGCGTCACGTGGCTGGTGAAGGCATTCCGCGACCTCCCGGGCTGGCACATCTACATGAGTGCCAAGATGGAAGCGATGGACACAGGTGCCGGGGTGATGAAGTTCGGGCCGTCCATGCCGGGCAGTAAGCTCGGGCAGGCGCTCCCGTACCTGTTCGACGAGGTGTTCCGCCTTGCCATCGTCCAGGACCAGCAGGGCAACAAGTACCGCGCCATCCAAACCAACGAAGACATGCAATACACAGCCAAGGATCGGTCGGGCGTCCTTGACTCGCTGGAACGCCCCGACCTCACGTTCATCTTCAACAAGCTCACAGGAGTTTAATCATGGGTGTCAACCTTTCCAACGTCAACCTCGACGGCGTCGATCCGAATGTGGCGCTCGACGCCATCCCGGCGGGCTGGTACAACGTGCAGATCATCGGCAGCGAAATGAAGCCGACGAAGGACACGACGGGCCAGTACCTCGAGCTCTCCATGCAGATCCTCGACGGCGAGCATGCGGGCCGCAAGCTGTTCGACCGCCTCAACCTCGTCAACTCCAACCCGACGGCGGTGGAGATCGCGTACAAAACGCTGAAAGCCATCTACAACGCCGTCGGCGTGGCCCGCGTGAACAGCTCGGACGAACTGCACGGCAGGCCGATCAAGGTCAAGGTGAAGCTCCGCCCGGCGACCGCCGAGTACAGCGCCACGAACGAGGTGCAGGGCTACGACAACATCCAGTCCAACCACCAGCCCGCAGGTGTCACCGCTGGCGGCGTGGCCGGTGCCCCCACGGGTGCGCCGCCGTGGGCTGCCGGTGCGCCGGGGGCTGCCGCGCCCGCCGCCCCGGGAAACGTCCCGGCTGTCGGCGGCTTCCCGGGGGCGGGTCCGCCTGCACCCGTGGCCGCCGCTGGTAGCGCGCCGGGCGGGTGGCAGCCGCCGGGTGCCCAGTCCCAGCCGTGGGCGCAACCGGGCGCACCTGCTGCCCCCGCAGCGCCCGCCGCGCCGGCTGCCCCGCAGGTGGATCCGATGTCGGGCGCGCGTGCGGACGGTTGGGTCGCGCACCCCACCGCCGCCGGGTATTCGTATCGCGGGCAGGACTGCGTCGCCGACGCCGAACTGATGGCGCACTACCCGGTCGCGCCTGCGGCCCCCAGTGCCC